CGGATAAGGCTTAGGCACAGTAGTCATCCTTCCAGGCCGCCCTCCCGGGGCAAGCCAGATCAGATGTCACCTAACCGTGCACCAGTCCCAACCGTGTGTAGCCCAGGGTGATTGATTCTCACCTTCATGCACGCCGTAGGTGTGCTCTATGGTGCCGTCCGATTGGACTCGCTCGAAACCGACCATGAGCACGAAATCTGATACCCGCCAGCCGGGTTCTTGATCCATCGCTTCGACGTACTTCTGTATGAGTTCGTCGGGGTGTTCACTCATCGCGGCTCCCAAGTATCAGTGGGTATCAAAGGAGTGCAAAGCTCTGTACGTCGAAGCCGTCGTTGTTGATCTGGAACACCGTTAGTGCCGGGTCGCCGTCTTCGCCCATCTTGTTCATCACCCACGCGGAGCCGTTGTCCAGGGTTGAGGCTTGGATGTGCCAGCGCGCCTTACCCGTTACTTGATCGCGGCCATGGGGTCGCAGGCTGGCGTAGTGGAAATGTCCAGTCAAGAGGACGTGGCAGTCCATGACGCCGCCGTGGGTCATCTTCTCCCACCACGTCTTAACCCGGTCAGCGCCGGAGGCTTGGTGGCCGTGCGCCAACCCCAACCTGGTGCCGCGTACATCGAACTGCAGCGTTTCGCACCACTCGGGCGGCCGGTGGAAATCTACCGGGAGGTTCGGGCCTTGGTTGTCGGGGTTGTTGTGCCATTCGAGACGTTTCGAGATGGCCAATCCCCAGTCGTCGGTGGGCTTCCCGATCAGATCCTTTCCGCGGCGCCACTGGCCGTGATTGGACGGGATGGACAGCACATCCACCGGGGCATGCTTGGCGCACAGGGTGATGGTCTTCCAGAACTCCGTGGCGGCAACCTCGACCTGATCCATGAGAGATAGGCCGTTGGTGCGGGTTTGGGCTGTGACGTTGTCGAAGCCCTCCACGATGTCGCCCACGTCCGCGATGATGATGTGATCGAATCTTGAACGTTTCAGGTAGGCGTTCAGGTTTTCCCGCTTTTCCTGAAGGCGCAGTAATAACTCTTTGACACCGCCGAGATGGTCAACCTTCCCGGTCTGAATATCTGCCCAGCACACCACAACCGTCGACTCCCCTGTGGGCTTCTTCGGCTGCACAGACTTGGTTCTGCGGACCTCCGCATACAGTGCCGGAAGATCGACAGCCCAGCGCCGGACGGCGAGGTGATAGCGCCAGGAGTGGTGCTTATGCTTCTCCCACTCCCCCTCCTTGTTGCGGAAGCCCGTCTCCCACACCACGACCTGTGGGTTACCGGCAATCTCAACCTTGGCTGGGTCGTAGTGCAGTTCGTCGGCGAACTCCCGGAGAATCCCCTCGAAGTCCTGCTCATCGAAGTCGTCTGAGACCTTGCCGGTCTGAATAAAACCTGCGGTGCCGTCCCACTCCGCGCGCATCTTCGCCTGCTCTGGTGCCGACTCTTCCGGCACAGAGCGGCGACTATTGAGGCTGTCACGGATACTCAAGAGCGCACACACTCTTGGACGTGGCGCCGGAACTGGTGCACCTTCACTGGCAGCCCTTCGGCCCGCAGGACGTTGACGAGGGCCGCTACGGATCGATTCGGGTCTGAGAGCCATTCATCGATCGCTGCCCGATCATCGTCACTACGACCGGCTAACCATGCACAGCATGTGCAGCGCTGCTTTGGCTTGGCGGCCTCGGCTAGTTGTTCCCGGATGGACATTTGTTTGAACCGCCTTTCATGGGGCGCTTCGAGGGCTCTATTCAGTTGTTAAGCGCGGAACCAGTCGAGGACTGGATTCAGGTCATAAGTACCGTGAGATTCCAGATGGGCGATGCCTTGGAAGGTCCGCACGATGGCCCACACGATGTCGATCAACCCGTCAAAGGGGTTGACGAACAGGTCCATGATTCGGGCCACTATCGAGGAAGCCCCACCGGTCCACGAGGATTGGGTGATTATGCGGGCTATCGCGGTCATGTTGACCCCAGCCTCGTCCAACCGGTTCTCGGCGTACCAGTCGCGGGTGCGGGCATGCTCTTGCCACTTCCCCGCCAGCTCGGGGTATTTCAGGAAGTCAAAGTGCCAGTCCATGATCCCCTGCGTGTTCGGCTGGGGCGGGTCAGGAACCCAAGGCGCGCACTGGTTGATCAGCCGGTAGGGGTTCCCAAATGCAATACCCTTGCGGAAGTCCTTGAGCCGGTAGTGCAACCTACCGTTGGCGGGTAGGACGTGCTTTTCCATGACTTCGCAGCCGACCATGGCGCCCTGGCTGAAGATCGCCAGATTCCACGGCGTTCCTTCGGGGAATGGTGTGCCGTCATCGAACAGCTTGGTATCCAACCGGTTGACGAGCTCGTCCACGCCGGACTGGTTGTTGAACGGCAGGCGTACGTTGTCGTAGCCGGTGGGCCGCCACACCGCCCGCCCTTCACGCTCCAAAGTGGAAGCCACGAAAGCGCAAGGCCCGACAAACATGTCGGAGAGATGTCCCTCGACCGTGAAGAACAGTGGCGTCAAACCCAGCTTCACTAGATCCGCGGCCGAGACGACCCCGGTCTGAGCTTGGTTCGTACGGCGCTGGTATTCCTTCTGGACCGCCTGGTCGTCGTACCCGAAGTACGAATCAACCTTCAGCGGTCCCCCGTCAGCGGCTTTCGCGTAGGAGGCGAAGCGGGAGACCATGACCCGCTGCCACCTCCCTACTACCTCCCCATGTGAACCAAGGGTGAGGATCACTCAGTCACACTCTTGATGACCTGAGCCGCCAGTGGGCCGATAGCGGCGGATGAACTGATGACCTTGGCGTCAACGGCAGGGCCGACAACACCACCGACTGCCTGCTGAATCTTGTTGATGCTGTCGACTACAGCTTGAGTGCCCGCCTCGAGCTGGGTACGTGCTGTGGCGCCGGTCGAATCCAGCTGCGCCTGAATGTCCTGAAGGCTGGTGACGGCCTTATCGGCTGGACCACCCTTGATCTGCTTACCCAAGACCACACCGGCGGTACCGAGACCCGCGGCGCCCAGGACGCCACCGATAGCTACAACGGCGTTGATCCACGCGTTGCCTTGGGTGTCACTGACGACACCGGAGGTCACCAGGATCGGCACGAGCGCTGTCACCAGTGCGCCGATGAGGTAGTACCACTTGCGAATCTGGTCGGTCATGACTGTCCCTTCTGAGAGATGAACTCCTGCAGTACTGCAGGGTTAGTGGCTTCGATGTCAGCGAGCACGGCCTTGGCGTGCGCGATGGTGGCGGCGTCACGGAACTTCCCTTGCCCCGCCGCGGTGCGGGCGATACGGGATAGTGCGTCTGCATCCCCGGTGCGCGCCCAGTCCTCGACGAGCTTGCGGTGCTCTGCGGCGTCGATGGCCTGCACCATGCGAACAATCGGGATCAACGGCTCACCTGGGGTGGCGTAGATGGATAGGGATTCGACCTGAAGGTCTGACATCAGTAGCTCCTCAATCGGGTCCAGCGGTTCACTAGTGGCGAGTAGTTGCAGCAGCGCGTCGCCCTGCAGTAGGGCGCGGTTGTATCGGTCGCGGCGGTCGGCCAGGCCGTTGGTGCCGCCGTTGATTCGGCGGGTGACGGTCTCCAAGTCCTGCCGATCCGACAGGGCGTTGATGTCCGAGCGGGCGACCGTCCAGTACCAAGCCGCACCTATACCGGCCCACCGCAGTTCGGCCAGTCGGTTCGGGTTATCAACGAATTCCGTTGGCGACAGAACGAGTCCTTTACCCGAACACCACCGCGAGAACGCTGCGTAGTTGTTGCGGCCGGTGATCTGGATCCAGCTGCGGCCCTTGAACCGCACCCCATCCCCCGGCTGGGTGTTACCCAGATCTGCACGACCTTCATAGGCAGCACCGGAGGCGTACTCTTCGGTGGCATTGAAGCCGGCTGACTCGTGGCCTACCTGTGCCAGCCACATCGCTATCCGATTGATGTTCGTGCACTGGCTAGCCTTGAGTCCGTCCGACACGGCGGGCAGGATCTCTGCGGCACGCGCCTCGGACAGGCCGGTAGCGGCGGCGAGGATGGGGGCGCCACCATTCGGCTTGTTACTCCGCCGGAAGGTAGAGAATCCGTCGGCGCGGATCTTCCGGGCGATGAAGTCCGCGGTGTGCGGATTCTGGTAGGTGTTGTAACCCATCTGGTGATGCATGGCATCTTTAGGGTCGTTCCAATCCTGTGACCAGAACACAGTTTGTTCGTAGAAGTCGAGCATCTCCCGCATTACCGCGATCATCTGCGGGGTGTAGCCTGCGTAGTCGACCCGGAATGGGTGGCTGTTCCAGTTTAGGTCCAAGGCGGTACCGCCAAGATGGTTGGAACCGTTGTTCTTACCCGGTTGTCCTAAAACCGAATTGGACTCGGTCCAGCTGGCAGAATCTGGGTCGCGGAGTGGTTCTACAAAAGCGTTGTAGTCGGCAGCCCACGCCCTAAGAATCTGGGTGGGTTGGCCCTTCTGAATTTGCAGGGTCACGTTCGTGCCAGGCACCGTGACCCAGTTTGTCTCCTCAGCGCTGGCCATAGGCCAACCGTTTTCCGTGAACGAGTTCCCGTTTACGGTGCGGGGCATTAGTACGACCACCAGATCGCGGCCAGCCACTCATTGATCTTGCGGCGCAACCAATTCACTAGATGCCTCCAATCCGGGGATCAAGGCCCGGTCTACCCGCCGACACCCAGCGGGAGCGCCGGAACCACACTCCGAACCCGAACCCCGCCAACCCGATAACGGCGTAGAAGGCGGGGTACCGCAGCAGTTGAGAGAACATGCGACCTCTTTCGGGCATTAAAAAAGACCCCGCACTGGCGAGGCCCACAAGGAGATGCGTGCTAAGCGAATGTCACCGTGTAGATCGGCGAAGGAGTTCCGTCGCCATCAATCGTGAGTGAGTTGCCGTTGGTAGTCACCACATCGGCAGGGGTGTTGTCCAGGAGCACGTAGCACATCACGTTGCCGCCCAGCTCATAGAGCACCGCGTACCGGGCGGTGATACTGCCGCCGGATGCAGTCCACGATGGGTTGGTGGCGAAGGTTACGGATGGGCTGGTCGTTCCACCGATGGTGAGCGACACAGCGACACCACCTGTGGTGTAACCATTTCCGTTCGCCACCTCATTGGTGACACCGGCCCATGTGGTTGTTGATGCACCGATATTGGATGAAGCGGTTACCAGGGCAACTCGCCAGGTATCGGAGTCCACATCGAACGTGCCGTCTATGACGTTCTTCCGCGCCGCAGTCGGATACGTCCATGTTCCTGCAGTCATTGGGGTGTCCTTTCGTTAGTTGATGATTTCGACGGTTGCTGCCGCGTAGTTCTGGCCGGACTGTCCACCCGTCTGAGCCACAGATCCATCGGTGGTGGTCACGTTCTTGGTGTTGAAGGCAGAGGCCGAAACGAACGCCGAACCAGATGACGCTTGGCGCGTGTATCCCGCTGGCGCGGCATCCCATCCGCTAGCACCCAAGCTGGCGTGCCCATGGAAATGCAGCAGCACCGAGGATCCATCCGTGTGGGTCAATGTCACCGACGGCGCAGTGGATGAGGCGCCGGTTCCAGCGGCTTGGGCATGACCGCCGATCGGCGAGGATGCGTTCTGATCCCGTATTACCACCGCGATCATGTGGGAGGCACTACCCCATGAACCAGAAGTTGTATTGGTTGCAGTTGCTTTGAAATACGCCGTGGCGCAGCCCGAGCCGCTGCCACTGTTGGCATTGTCGATGTAGGTGTAGTCCGGTACCGTGCCACCCGCCGACGGCTTGGTGGGCGCAGACGTTGAGAACGGGTTGTACGCGAACAGAACGATCAGATCGCCAACTTGATGCGTGGGAATTGTGACCGAACTGCTCGCATTTCCGTTGGCGCCAACAAAGGACACGGTGTGGATGGTGGTGACCACAGGCGTGCCGCCCGTGATGGTCACAGTGGCCCCTGCGGGCGCTACCCGCGTATCGATAACCGGGCGTCCGCCCGTGATGGTCAGAGACGCGGCAGGTGGAGGGTACCGAACATCTATCGATGGGCGTCCGCCTGTAATAGTCACAGTGGCGGGCGTCGGGGCTATCTGTGCAACGAGCGACGGAGTGCCCCCGGTAACGGTGACAGCCGCAGCAGTAGGTGTCACGATTGGTCCCGTAGTCACCACGGGCCGCCCACCGGTAATAGTCACCGATGCGCCAGCCGGGGAAACTATGTTGTTCTGGGACTGAACAATCGACGGGGTGCCGCCCGTAATAGTCAACTCCGCCGGTGAGGGCGCCACGACGTTGCCTACCCTGATGAGCGGCTGCCCGCCGGTGATAGTGAGTTGGGCTGGAGTGGGCTGGATTGGCGGGCCGTCCACACTTGGCCGCCCGCCGGTCACGGTTATGACTGCCGGACTCGGGGAGATGTGGTTGTCTTGCGTTGCCGTGACCTGTGGGCGCCCGCCAGTGAGCGTGAGTGTTGCGCCCGTAGTCTCGATGAATGTTTCGGCCCACCAGCCGGTTACACCAGCCATAGCTAGATGCGGAAGATCCGACTAGCCCCGTTGTCCCAGGTGACCGTTATATTGGTGCCATCGGGGATCACCGGCAGCCCGGATGCCGTGTCGTATAACGCGACAAGCTGCGATGTGCCCGCGGTGCCGGTGTCTTGGTAGATGATCCAGCGCACGATCGTTGCACCCGTGACTGTCGGGAATACGACATCAGCGGCATCTGCGACACCGGCGGTCCATGACTTACCGGACAGGTTCGAGGATGTGCACACAATTCCCGTGATGTGCGAAAGATACTGGTGGGTTGCGATATTGGGTGTGTATGTGGCGTCCACTCCGCAGACTTTGAAGTTGTGCACTTCCCAGTCCAGGTCGCCCTTAAGGAATGCCTCCCGGGCGTGATCGTACAAAGCGTTTACCATTAAGGTTCTCCCTATTCCGCGTTGGAGACGATGGGGATCGCGATACCGATCCATGGGGCGGCAGCTGTGAGGGTTTGGGTGAACGTCACCGAACCGCCTGGTGCGTCACCGAATATCAGCCCGGCACCAAACGCCACGGCATCCAAATGTCCACGCTCGGTTTGGTTGTAGCCGCTGGTCTGACCCCCGTACAGGAAGGCGTTGACGATCCTGCCGTGGCTGTTGGTGTAAGCACTGACCGATGGGGACGCGCTGTACCCCTGAGTGATCACGGGTGTTTCAATCCCCGCGGGCGCGGCGAGTTTGTAGGATGCTGCACCGGTTGCGTAGTTCGACCCATACGGGGCATTGAGCAGGTTGATCGACCTAGCCCCTGTGGGCGGATCGAGCAGCCACCACACCACCAGTTGGTTAGATCCATTGGACATAACCGGTAGCCTGCTCATGGTGACGCCGCCGATTTTCGCCGTCACCACAGACAGATCAATACCGGATTGCGTTGCCAGATAGGCGAACACAATGTTCGCTTCGGGGTCCAGGGTGAATTCCGGGATCGTCGCCTGGCTTGTACCCAAGGTGCTCTTGTTGTCGAACTTGACGTCAATACTGCCGACGATCGGTTTACCGACCGAAGCTTTCGACGGGATACCGAACACCCGATTTGCCTGATAATCAGGGACAGTCAGAGAATCTGGGTATAGGTACTTGCCGATTTTGAACATCATCGACACCTCAACCTCAACGGTCGGGGTTTGAGCGTTCTCCACCATCGCAAACAAGGTGCCGTTCGGCAGGTAGTAGACCGAGCATTCGTAGCCGCGCCACGACCCACCATGGCCGCGCCACTGGCCGAGCTCGAACATGCCGTGCCCGTACCCGAAGTACGTCAGCTGATCATCATTTCCCCACGGGACAGGCCAGTAGCATTTAGTTCTCAGCTCATGCAGCTCAGGACTCAATAGAGTGCCGTCGCGTAATTCCTTCGCCCACAGCAGCAGATCGTGGGCGGTGGAAATCATGACACCGGCAGCGCTCGCATATCCCGGCCCGGTTTCGGTGGCATCCTGCCAGGCCCCGCCACCGAAAATTCCGGTAGCCCAAGCATGCCCGTTCGCATACGGTTCGGGCATCTTCGCGGTCGTGGGCCAACTGGTTTGCGTCAAACCCAACGGATCAAGAATGTCCGTCTGTAGAACGTCTCGTGTGGGGCGTCCGTTGACGATCGAAACAATCATCCCCAGCAGGAAGTAGTTGGAGTTGACGTACGCCCAACCTTGGCCTGGTTCAAAGGACGGTTCGTGCTGCTTGACGATCGCGAGTGTTTCTTCGTCCGTCCAGTCAGAGGTCGGCATCAGGAAGTAGCGCATCATCATGCCGAGGTCGGTTTGTTCGTTGAACAGACCCGACCGCAGACACATCATGTGCCGGACCGTTATCTTGGTGCCGCCCGGAACGCCGGGAAGGAACTTCTCCAGCGGGTCATCCAACGACAACAAGCCACGATCAACTGCCTGCAAGATCATGGTCGCGGTGAACGATTTCGTGCAGGAACCGATACGGAAGTGGTCCTCCAGGATCACGTTCCGCGCACCCGCGGCAGTGGAAACCTTGCCGTAAGCCTTCGTGTAGTACCCGTCTGGGGACTGGATGGCCAACACCCCACCCGGGGCAGTCATGTTCGCGGCCACGATCGCATCGATAGCGGCCTGATCCTCCAGCGGCAGCAGAGACAACCCACCCGAAACGGTGGGTGTGCCCAGCGACGCGGTGGACTCGATGCTGGGGACCAAGACTTGGCCGGGGCCGCCGATGATCGACTCACCCTCAAGCGGGTTCTGCCGGAACCTTACCCGTCCGGCGCCGTCGGCTCCCTTACCGCCGTTCTGGAACGTTAGTCCGTTGCCGCCGTTACCGGCGCCGCCCGCTGAGACGCCGTCGCGGCCGGGAACATTCTGGTCCGCGCCCCAAACGTACTTCTCGCCCTTGTATTCAAAAGTTCCCGGGCCACGACCGATGGGGTTAGATCCAAGTTGTAGTTCCGTACCGCCGATACCACCCTCTGCGGTGAGGGTGTAGTCGGGCAGAGACCAGACGCTAGCGGTGCCGTCCTCGCCATCATCGTGACCAGGACGGCCACCTAGTCCACCAATACCCTTTGTGAAGTGCAGTACTGCGTTGTCGCCGAAGTGCACTCCGCGCTGCCAGGTTGTGGCCTTGAATAGGCCTGGCGTGCCGGGCTCGCCGTGAAATCCGAGCGTCAGACCCATCTGTCCGCCGCCGCCCGCACCAACACATCCTGGGTCTACGAAGTTGCACCATGACGGGATCGGAATATCGCCATCGTCAACGACATACACCGAGATGGGGTCGTAGTAGCCCACACCATTTCCGGTGTCGATGGCTGTCTCAATCCACGGGATGTTCCCCGACCGGACAACACTGGATTTGGCGATGGTCGAGGGAGGTGTGTTCGGCGACGACGAGTTATCCCGTGTCGCCGCCAAGCCAACGACCTGCGCGAACGGGTGATCAGGAATATCGTCCGTGGTCGAAATCCCTCGCACACTGTGGGTTCCGCCGACGGGGACGAGCTCGTAGGCGTAGGTTTCCCCCGCCTTCTGATCAACTGGGGTGTCGAGCTGGTAGAACGTCCAGTTCGGTGTAGTACCGGCGGTCAGCTCGGACAGGATGTTCGGGGAGTGGTGCACCAAAGCCCAGTCCCCGGAAACCCCGTCGAGCTTCCAGATGTTGACGTAGAACGCTGTGATCCCGCTGGTGCCGCAGCCAAGCCACGACACCACACCCAAAGCGATGTCCTGCTCAACCCGCATTGTCGCAATCAGCGACGCACTCTGAGTGGCAGACAGGGTGGTGTTGACGCTGGTCAGGCCGTAGTTCGACCGCCCCGACGGCAACAGACCCGTGTTGACGGGGGTGTTGTTGCGGATCGAGAGGATCTGGAAGGCGCTCTCCCCCATCGCCGCCGCGGTCTGCAAAAGCTTGGCGACGTTGAACAGGTCCGCGAACCCACCATTGGAGTTCGGGTCAGTCGACCCCGACATTCCCCCGAGAAGATGAGAAAGGAACTCCTCGAACGTGGTGTTCGCATCCCCCGGGCCACCGAAGCCAAGGATCTTGAACAACGGGATATGAGTGACAGCCTCGAACAGATCTTCCAGAGTGTGTAACGCGTTGTTAGAGCCCGTGATCCCGTTCACGACGGTGTCGATGATCAACTGCCACCGAGACAGCACTTCCTGGAACGTGTTCGACAACCCGTCGATCCAGCCCTGCTGAATCTTGTTGGTCTTCTTACCAACACCGTCATCGAAGTTCAGAACACCCGAGGTGGCGTCCTTGCTGACAAGGATGCGCACACGCACCGCATGCACACCATCGGGAACCGTGTAGTTCCCGACCATTTGACGCCAATCCCCCGTTGACGTGTTCGGGTTCAGGGTCGCAACGTCCTCAACACCAACCTGCACAGCGCTATCCCCGCGACCGGAGAACTCGACCATCTGCAACTTGATCGGCGAATTAGTGCCCGTGTACCCGGACCACTTAACCCACATCTCCAGCGACATGGTTTGGCCAGGGTTAGCAAGGATCTCGTTGGACCGCAACGCTTTCGTGACACCATTCGCGGTGACCTTCACACTGCCTGAACTGTCCGCACTATGCGTGACACCGGACTCCCACGTCCAGTAAGGATTGTCGGCGATGCTGGCGCCGTCCTGGAAATTGCCCGCCACCAACAGGTTGGGCTGCTCATCGGTGATCCAGCTGAACGACAACGCCGGGATCAGATTCGACAGAATGAATCCGTCACGCCCGAACAGGTTCCCGTTCAGGAAGTCCTTGATGATCTCGATGATGTCGCCGATGATCGGGATGTCATCTACCCAGCCGGTGAGTAGATTCCACAGATCCTCGAGCGCCTGCTCCGGGTCAACATCCAAGCCCAGGAGTTTCTGGATGAGTTCCTTGATCAGGCTTTCGGCGTACTCGATGATTCCATCGATGATTGCCTTCCACATTTCCAGCCCTTGCTGGAAAGCGGTGCCGATATGGAACTCGAGCCCCTGGTTAGGGTCGTTGAACGGCAGCGGGATTCGGTCGAAAGACCGTGGCACTAGGAGCCGTCCTCGGGCTTCAACGGAGAGACTGGGACGATGAGGATTGAGAGCTGTGCGCCCGCTTTGTTGAAGGAGTAGAAGCCCGCCATGCCCTCGTTGACGAGGTTCACGTACAGCGTTGACGTTGTACCGGTGCTGTATGCCGGGATCATGCCGATCCCGTTGTCTGGGGTGATAGCGGTGTTCGGGGAGCCCGTGGATGAGGCGTGCGGGAACAGGGCGGACCAGGAGGACATGTTGCCGGCGCCCTTGGCGATCAGCTGGCCGCTTGTGGCGTTACCTATGCGGACCTCGGAGCCGATGATGAATGGGTCGGCGTCGAGTTCGATGCCGTTGGCCTTGAAATGCCCATGCACTACGGGTACGTAGTCGAACGGCATCGGCGGGATGATGAATGAGCCGATCGTCTGCCGTGTGGCTAGACCCGTGAAGTCGGTGAACGCAGACTCGGGAACGGTGTAGAACCGTGTCGCCAAGGGGTTGAAGTCGGCGGGCGCGTAGTCAACACCGTTCCAGGCAATGACCTGTCCCGCAGCGGGCGCGACCGAGTCGTCATAGTCGGTGGCGTCTCGAATGGTGGCGTTATCGCCCTGCGGACCACGCGGTGCTTTGAGCTTCAGAAGCCATGTCGGGTTGGCGGAGGTACCCGAAACGATGATCTCCGAGGTCAAACTCGGGTTGTCCGGGTCCAGTAGTTGGACCGTGGGCGTAATATTCGGCAGCGGTCCCGGGGGGCCTTGTGTGCCCATCTGCTTCTGGACGTAGTGTTCGCCGTCCCACAGGTAGACGATGTTGCCTACCCACCAGGCTTTTCCGATATCGATCGGATCGTCAGTGAGGTTTTGGGGAAGATCGGCGGGGTCGTCGATGCTGGACTGGTACTGCATCTTGACGATCGGGGCGTTCTCACCAGCGGGACCAGGAGGCCCGACGAGGGCGTCCATGGTGACTGCGCCGTCTTGGTCGGCGAGCTCGAATGTGCCTGTGACACCACCAGGTACGTCCATGTCGGAGACGACACCCCAGAAGTGCAGGCGCGCAAGGATCGACCCAAGGTAGGGGGTATCGCCCGGTTCAGCCATTCTCGATTCCCTTCACGAAGTCATCCCCGATGGGTCGCTCATCTTTGATGGCGATGTTCGGAGTCACCCGCCATGCCGGTTCGGCCATTTCGGGTAGGTCGTCATCTGCGTCTTGATTGCCATTGAGTCGCTGTATCGCTTTGCGTTTCAGCCACTCCGGTAGGGCGTTGATCTGCGCGAACGTCATGTTCTCGACGCCCTCTAAGGGGTCGTCGGGGGCGTCGACAGGAACCCATTCGATCGCGCCTTCAACTACCCCGGGCGCTTCAACGGCCCGCGGTTTGATGAGGGGTTGCGCCGAGCGCCGCCACCCGCACCTGATCATGTGGTAACCCACAAGCCACACGAAATGCGCGGAGTCCATTCGGTTTCCGTCTTTGTCCTGCGGGTAGTGGCAGTCCGTCAGAAAGTCCTGATAGGCGCTTTCCATCTCCGCTTTCTGCGCGTCCTGGGCCTTCTGCTTCTCCGCATAGACTTGGAGGGCACGCGGAACGTACTTATCTGCAGCCAATTTCGTTCCTTTACTCAGAACATTGAGTCGGAACCGAAGAAGGTTCCGGCGAGGTTCCAGAAGCCCGCGAGGGTGCGCATCGACTTGGCTACTGGGTCTTCTTCGTCCAAGTCCTGGCCGAGTGAAAGTTCAACAAGGAGGGGCGAGTCCGCATCGTAGGAGCGGCGGATCGCCGACACTTGGTCGACGTGCAGAACGCTTCCGAGCTGGAACGCGACCCGGTCACCGAGAGTGAAATGCTCATCGGCTATCCAGGGCATCCCGTTTCGGATGCTTGTCTTGAAGCTGACAAACGCCCTTGTCTTCCAATGCCCGTTGCGCAGATCTAGGATTCCCGCCGACGTGTAGGCGGTTCCTTGGCCTTGCTCGAAGTGCTCCAGATACCCCAGATCGCCCATGAGCAGGACGCGGCGCGGATCGGTGAATCGTTGCCATGCGAACAGCGTGTTATCCAGCTGCCCTTGGTACAGCTCCTCCAAACCGGGTGTTCCGGGCTGCTGGTAAGCACCCAAACCGTATGAGATAACAGCTGATAGCTGGGACAGCCCGTACTTGATGCCGAATGTTTGGAGTTGATTCAGCCATGCCGGTGACCGGGAGCCCGTCATCACTGTCTTTGCTGTCGATCCCTTCATGGACCGTTTAGCGTCGATGATCCCGGTGTATTCACCCTCGCGGAAAACAACCTTGGGCTTAGCGGGGGCGAATCCCAACCACTTCCTGATCAGTGGATCGGTTTTGCCGTCGCCGTCTTCGTCGTACATGTCGGGCGGGACGATGGCGTTGGTGATCAAATCGTCTGCGGTCTCAGCGATTAGGCGGAGAGGACCGTCAATCAAGGTCCCCGTGGGTCCGGTAACCCCGGACTTGTCTTCGAATGCGAAGACAACGCAGTTTCGTGTTGGGCGTGCCAGCGCATCCCCGAGTGCCTCCAGTTCTGGGTGCGGCGAGGTGTCATCTTCGGTCAGCCAGGTGTAGGCGCGCAGCATGCAGCCGGCGTCCTGCATCGGCGCAGCCAAAACGGTGTGCAGGTCTTGCCACCGGGACGACAGGATTGTGGTACGAGACTGATCGAACAGTGGGTTGACGAATTGGACCTGGATAGGCCACGCCAACGGGTTCAGGCCGCCGATGACGTCCCGAACTCCTAGCCACGCACCCGGGTTGAAGATGTTCGTCGGAATGCTCAGTAGCGGGAAGAACTGCCGAGCGAGGTTCAGGAACATGATGATGGAGCCGGCGGTGCGCATGTTCCAGGGGAGGAAGAACATCTTCGGAAATTGGATTTCCGGCGGGAGTAGAGGATTGGCGCCACCGAGGATGTGTTTGGCGTGTTCCCGGTTGTGCACCATTTCGAGTTCGACGGTGTGCAGGCCGTCTTTGTCGCGGACGGCGTTGACGTTCACGATCTTTCCGCCCCAACGGTTCTGCCAGGAACGGTTGGTGGGGTTTGGATCTAGCGTGAATTGGATATCTTCTTCAGCGCGGCGGTCGTAGAGCAGGAATTTGGACAGCCAGTTGGAGTGCTTGATGACGACGGTGGCGGTACCGGAGTCCGCCATGACTTCCTCGACAACAACTGACTTTTCGCCAGCCAAGTCGGCGATGTAGCGATGGTGCTTGTCCCAGATCCGAAGAAGGGGGCGCTGTTTGTAGGCATCCTTCATCGCCTGCCGGCGCGCGTTGAGATAGCGGTATGCCACCATCGGGTCGCCGAGGTCTGGCGTTGTCTGCGTATCTCGAAGCAGCCGGTCCAGAATTCCCTGCACGCTCGTGAAGTCGGTCAGATCAATCGACCAATCACCCGACACTGCTACGCAAAGCCCTTCGAATAGCGTTGGGGAACAAACATGGTGACCCGCCCATCAGCGTTGGAGTGGCGCACCTTCACTGCCGCGAGAGTTCGAGGCGGTATCTTCGATGCTTCGGTGAATCGGTCTTCCATACGCCTCCACACCGGCAGAGTGATCGAAAGCAGGTCATGCAGGAGGACGTCGAGGAGTTGCGAGTTCCGCAGAATCCGCATGAATAGCGGGTCAACTGGATCGGTTGTTGCGGTGAGTGTTTGGGCATTCGGATCGGTGTCGACCATGATGTACCCGTCTTTGGGGCTCAGGAGTGGGAGTTCAACCCACCGGTCCCCTTCCTGGATCCAGCACTTGCCAGGCGAAGACACGAGGAATTTCGGATAGACCGCGATATCCCCCCGGTTAGGGACCCGAATGGCACCTTCACCCACATCCAGCCCGGGAATGAACTCGTTGAGCAGGTCCTCAATCTTGTCCCACAGCGTGGAGGTTTCGACATCGTTCTGCCACGTCTTGAACTCTGTGCGCTTAGCGAAATAGGGCTGCGTGGCAACGATGTTCATGCTCCAGGTCATGAAGTTGTTGCCGAATGCCACCGGGTCGAGTTCCCACGGGTCTTTCGGCTCTTCAGCGAGCCGTACCCGCAGCCACCGCCACCCATGGGTGCGGGTAAACACCCCTAGATATCCGTCTTCGGTGGCCGACCATGAACCCCACCAGCGTTCCTCGATCATCCGATACCGGAACGGGGTGTCAATGACCCTGCTGCTACTGCCGCTTATCCAGGGGGCAATATCGGGATTCACGTGAACGCCGATGGAAATCATGCGTTTCTTCCAGTCGGTGCGCTCTGGTTCGGCACCGATCTGGTAAGGCCCCTCGGACATGAGAGTTTCGAACGGGGTGTGGAACAACCCGGTGGCGACGGGCGCCATCACAATGCCCTCGCGGCCCTTGTGTGAACCCAAGAGGTTCCAGGTGAAGCGCTTCTTGTGGATCGGATGAACGACGCCGATGTAGACGATCTTCGTTTCGACGCCTTGAAGGTGCGGCGGGAGCTGTGTGAAGTCTTCGCCGGTTTCCGGGCCGTGGATCCAAGGGTTAGACAGAGCCATCTACTACCCCACTGGTCCGGTTCGTGTTCCGAAGTTCTGCCGCCACTGCTGGTTTTGGGCTGATTGCGACTTCTGCATCGCCTGATCGACGCCAGTTCCTACGGGGGCGTTGAAGTTGATGGACTGGTCGACGTTTGCGCCATTTCCGCTCTGTGCGGGACCGGCGCTGCCGCTGGAGAATGCCGAACCCATGTCGCCGAAGCCTGTGCCGGGGATTTGAGCACCTGCGATGACGGGGTTGATGTCCCCTGGCGCACCTTGGAGTTGCGCGGCGTCCATGCTGCCGAACGGAGCCGGAATGATTGTCTTGATGGCATCGACGATTCCGCTGCCGGATCCAGTCATCGCAGATCCGGCGATATTGGCGAACAACGCCCCGCCCTCACCAAGTAGCGGCTTGCCATCCGAGTTATTGCGCAGCCCGCCAAAGAACTTCAGCAGAGTAGAGCCCGCTTGTACCAATCCCCATTGGGTGGGGTCGGAGAATCCTGGGGGTAGAAGGGATTCTTTGAGTCCGCCGATGCCGATGTCAGCGAGTCCCCCGGCATCCGGCATGATTTCAGCCAGGCCCTCGGCGATCTTGGCGTATGGGTTGTTGCCGCCACCGAATCCACCGCTAGACCCGCTTGAACCGAGGGCATTTCGGTCGTCTTTCGCCTGCTGCAGATCCCGCTTGAGCTTGTCAACCATGTCGCGTTTACGCTGCTTGGTCGTCTCTTTCGCCTTAGGATTGGACTCGAGGTCGGCTAGCTCCTGCTCGGTCACGTCCAGGCGGTTGGACAGATCATTGATACGGTCGTCGGCTTCGCGAACCTGCTTCGGGCTGGCACCCGAGGATCCAGCAGATCCCGATGACCCCCCGAATCCCAAAGCGGATACCGAACCACCACCCGAGGGAAGGGAAATGCTGCTTGTCGGGAGCCCCACCGCCGCGGCGCCAGCACCCCGGCCCTTGCCTAGCATCACGTGAACGTGATCCATGTGGTTTTGGGTGCTGCTACCCCGGTCGGGCATCTGCTTACCGGAGGTGAGCGAGCCGCCGTATCCGTAGCTCTGCTGACGCCAAATGAATCCGTCAAGCCCCAGGGCTGAAGCGTTTTTGGCGATGAACGCCGCTACAGCGTCACCCAGCGCCTTGCCTTGGGGCGTGTCCCAGCCGGGGATCATGATGTCGATGGCGTTGCCGGATGAGTGCTCCCCGAAGCCATCTTCAGCCCGTCGGCCGCCAATGTCTTTGATCTGGGGCCACATCTTCATGACCAGTGACCGCAGATAGTCGGCGCCAGGGTTGAGGCCCTGTGCGTATCCGGGGGCACGCATCATGTCGTGCAGGTATGCAGCAGATGGCACCCAACCTGAGTTGAGGGCCGCGACGATGCCCGCACCGCCGTTCTTCATTCCCTTGGCAGTGACAACACCCTCGCCGTTAGACAGCCACGCCAGGATGGAGTCGCTTGTGCCCGTGCCGGCGCCGCGGACCATGCCACCTGCAGCGAAGCCTTGTAGGGATTTACCCCACGAGTTGAGTTTGTCTGCGCCCGGAATCTGGAATCCGAACACCTCAGAAGGAATCGCGGCCAGGAATGTTCCCAAAACCTTCAAGGGTGCCTTGATGACCGCTGCGAGACCCGAAAATGCCGAGGTAACAGCGTCTTTGATCGTGCTTGAAGCGCCAGAGATGCCCGACTTGAGTGCATCCCATCCTGCGGAGAATTTGTCCAGGATGGGGGACACGAAGTTCCAGGCCGCGCTGATCGCGGTCTTGATGCCTTCCCAGGCGGGGGAAATCGCGTTGTTCCATAGCCACAGGGCGCCCTGCCCCAAAAGGTCCATTGCGCGTTTCCAGTTCGCGAACAGATCGGAGGCGACTTCCCACGCGAGGCCGATAACTTCTTTGATGCCGTTCCAGGCGGGCGTGATGGCGTTGTTCCACAGCCATGTTGCGGCGGCACCAATGACCGTGAATGCGGCCTTCAGGCCCGGGAATACGGTGGTGGATAACCAGCCCCAGACCGCGCCGATAACGTTCTTGATCGCCGCCCACGTGACCTGCACGATCTTGCGGAAAGTCTCATTCCGGTTGTATAGCAGGACAATTCCAGCCACCAAACCGGCGATCGCGGCGATAATCAGGCCGATCGGGTTCGCTGTGAGTGCAATATTCAACAGCGCCTGCACAGCAGCCCACGCCCTGGTTGCGATGGTAATTGCCAGCATCACCGTCTTGTATGCGGCCAGACCCGCCACCAGGGGGATGAGGAAGTCCTTGAAACGGACGATGAGGTTGACCGCATCGGATAGACCACTCACTAGCGACGGCCCGACGGCCGATAGCACGTTTCCGAAGGCGGTTCCGATGGTGGACAGCGCAGCTCCGATATTGCCTGCGGCTTGGCTCACGGCAGGGTTCTCGAAAGCGTCCTGCATTTTGTTCGTGAAGCCGGTCAGTCCATCGCCGATGCTTGACAGCGGGCCTTGGATCTTCTCAAACAATGTGATGGCCAGGGTTTCCGCAGCGTTCTTCAGCCGCTCAATGACACCCGGTAGGCCCTGGTTTTGCGCAGCCGCCAGCTTCGAGGCTGAACCTTCCTGGTTCATGGCGTCGCGCATCTTGTCGAAGCCTTCTGCGCCGTCCTTGGCTGCCACACCTGCCAGGCGTGCGGCATCCGATCCGAATGCGAGGGCGGTGTCCATCGCGTACATTTCGGGCGTCATGCGCTTGGATGCGGCCTGCAGCTGCCCGAACAGCGCCTCCATGCCAACGAAATTGCCCTGCGCATCGAAGGCGCTCACGCCAAGCTCTTGCAGCGCTCCTGAGGCTTGGTCACTCGGGGCGGAGAGCTTCAAAAGCGCCGACTTCAGCAGGGTTCCAGCGTCACTACCCTTAATTCCGTTGTTGGCCAACAGTGCGATGCTCGCCGCGGTGTCCTCGAGGGACACGCCCGTCTGTCGGGCGACAGAACCGCCAGCCTGAAGCGCGAACGCGACATCGGTGATCTCTGCCGATGATGCATTGGCGGCATTGGACAGCACATCGGCAGCTTTAGAGGCGTAGTCGGCCTTCAATCCGAATGCCTGTAGCGCATTGGCTTGGATCTCGGCAGCTTGTCCGGCACTCACCTGCGCGGCGGCGGCTAGTTGCAGGGTGCCCTTGGCGGCGGTGATCGACTCATCCACGGAGAAACCAGCTTTGGCCAGCTCTGTCATGGCCTGCGCTGCATCAGCCGCAGAGGTGTTCGACAGGGTCATGTCGTTGCCGAGGGCCTTGGCGGTGTCGCGGAACCGCTGCATCACGTCTGCCGAAGCACCTGTGACACCCGAGAGGGTGTTCATGGTCTTCTCGAAGTCCAAACCCTTGGTGACGATCGCCGAAACACCGCTTGTGGCCAGGTTGGCGGCCTTGGTCATCGCATTGGCGGCCAGGTTTCCTACCGCGGTACCTGCGGCAACAATCCCGGTTGTGCGTAGTGCACTGGAGAATGAATCGCCAAACCTGCGCCCCGCACGCCCACCTTCCTGACGCGCGGCATCAGATGAGCCCGATAGGAGTCTGGATACCTGGTTACGTATCGGCTTGGACGACTTGTCGATCGCGGACTGCGCGTCGGAGGCACGCTTCTGGGCGCGTGCTACCGCATCCAAGTCTTTGGCGAGTTCACTAGCCGCGGCCTGCTGCTTACGCATCGCCGACGCATGCGCTTCCGACAAAGCGGTGAGCTTCGAGCCCTTGGTTCCCGCCTCGCGCGCCTCGTTCAGCTTCTCAAGGGCCACCTTGAGCTTGCCCGCGGCGTCAGCTTCTTTGTCGCGAGACTTGGCGACCGTTTCGGAGATCTTTTTAACTTGATCCGCAGCGGTTTTCGCCTCGTCGGCAAGGGCTCTAGCGTAGGCGGAGCCGGTCCTCTTTCCCGCGCTGACTGCCTGCTTCTGGACGTTGTCGAAGAGCTTGCTGATGCCCTTATTGACCCCATCGAACCTGACGGTGGCGGACACATATCCCGATGAAAGTTCAACAGCCATGTGTCACCTCCTAATTTCCGAACAGGTTTCGCAGTTTCTTCTCGCGCCGCTCTTCGCCTGAAAGGCCAAGTAGCTCTTTGACCTTCGAGAGAGGTGCGGCTTTGACTTTTAGGCCGGGGCGTGACTGCTGATCGCCCATATCCGGGCCGATCGGCACGGGGCGGTTCCGGTTACGGTGTCCGTCCTTGGTTTTCGCCCAAACCAGCCAGCGCAGCGCGTTAGCGATAATCGCCAGCAGGCGGGTTGTGAGAGTCCAGCCGGCGAATTTCGGGTTCCTGGCCTGCCATAACGCGCTAGTTTCCCCGGAGTGTTTGACATACACCCACAGGTCGCGCCAGTTGAATTCGTCAGACGGGCAGTCCCTAAGGCGTAGCCCGTCCTTGATGAGGTCGTATTCCAGTGCGGTGCCGTGCTTCTCGATGATGTCGAGAAGCTGGGCTATTCCCCCGCGGTGACCCCGGAGGCTGCCTGCCACGCTTCGATAATGGCCTCGGTATCAACGATGGGACCGCTATCGAACTTTGCGAGGTCTTCCTCTGACAATGCCCACTCAAGGAGCTGCCACGAACCTTCGATTGGCTCTTTTCGATACTTGCGAACAAAGCCGCGCGGAGCGAGTGAGAAGGACTTGAATGTGTACTTATTCTCTACACCGTCAACAATTTCGGTGTGGATATACGGTGTTGCATCCTTTGCAGCCATGAGCGCCCTTTCAGGGATTTTTGTGTGCAGCCGTAGCGCTTGGAGAGCGGCGGGGCCGCGCTCGGCTGCAGGGGAATTCGGCCCCGCCGCGTCTATTAGGAGCCCGCGATCCGTCCGTCGTCGGTGTACGTGGTCACGTACTCACCGGTGGACGACTCGAAGACCTTGAGCTCAACTTCGTATTCGATGGTGTCCTTGCTGGCCAAGGTCACATCACCAACAGAGATGACCTGGCCGTCAGCAACGCAGTTGCGGTACTTCGCGGACAGCTCCGAGTCGATGGTGTCGAACACCCACGTCTGGTGGGGCAGCTTCTTGCTGGTCTTGCGGACCTTCACCTGGGTGCCGTGAGTACCGTCAGCGGGGGTCACAGTGACGTTCGAAGCTCCGTAGATCGCCTTGAGGACATCGGCATTCAGCGATTCCAGGAGGACGAACTTGAACGAGTGGTTGTACTCGGTCTGCAGCACCTTGACGATGCGGCCACCCATGTCTTTCTTCTCATCGGTGGACCGCTCCGAGGTTTCAGTGATACCGTCCTCGCCGACATACCCAAGACCGACGAACGCGGCGTCAAGTGCTCCGTCAACACTGGTTGGGAGGGTAGTTCCGAGCGGGGCGACGAACGCGGCCCCAGCGGCGGACGGCTCTGCGGCGAAAACGTTGCCGACTTCTTCAGCCATGATGTGCCCCTTTCAGAAGCAGATCGGTGCAGCCGAGCCTTTGAAAGGGTGTATTTAGTTGTAAATTCAGGGATTTGAACGCATTACTACATCGACGGTCATCACGAACCGTCGCGTTTCGCTTTCGATGTCATCGCGGCGGGCTGGTTCCCCTGCGATGTCTACGGCGTGCACTCCGCGGCCTTTACCGGGGAGTTTTAGGAGCCATTCACGCGTCTGCTCGATCAGGTTGTAGGCGTCCAGTTCGTTGGCGCCCCATGAGTAGATGATCAGGCGGCGCCGTGCGAGTACGCGGGCTTTGGTTCCCGAGTATCCGCTAGAGATTGGCGCTGAATCGATCGTGATCAGCTGCGCTGGGCGCGTTTTCGGAACGTCAGTGGATACCCGAACCGGCATGTTTTCGTCCAGCCAGTCCCTGACCACTTGGGCGTGGTAGGCGAACATCAGCCAGCCTCACCGAAGTTGTGTAGCAGTGCGTCGTGCTTGTGGTCGTACCGGATGGCCTCTGCCGTTGCGGCAATGGCGGTGGCCCGGTAGTCGCGCTTATCCAAAGGATCATCGCCTTCTACCGAGACGCGGAAACCATCTTCCAGCCCCGCCTCTTGGTTGCAGGCGTCGGCGACCCTCTGCATCATGGGTACGCAGACCTTCTCGACGATTTCCTTCGTCAATTCGCTCTGCGCCTTGCGATTCAGCCTGAACTGGGCCACTATCCGGTCACCCTTTTCAGCTCGACGATGATTCCTGGCTTCCAGCCGTGGAATCCGCCTGTTTCGTCGCGTTCACCCACCACCTCGTAGGTTTTCCCATTGATCCCGAATCGGGACATCAGATCAACGGTCATGGGGGGCATGGCTAGATCGACTTCTGCGATATCGCGTGAGGTGTGCCCGTCCGTGTCTTCAGTCCGGTGCGGGGCATACGAGTACGCCTTCAGGTCCACTGTGGGGCCGAATGAGGGAACATCGTTCCCTAGGGAATCCTGAGTGACACCCGTGTATGGGGTGTACGTGACCGGGATCCTGGCCAGTGATTCGAAGGTCACAGGCGGTGGATGATCACATTAGGGACGGGGTAGCGGTAGCTTCTCGCCTCCGCTAGTTCCTCGTCGGTGAACAAGGATGTGTCAGACACCCAGTCGGCAAGACGCTGCCGAAAATCCGCGCCCGCGGTGAGGTCGGTGGACTTCGATTCGGGTGAACCGGGTTCCACCGTGAGGTGGCGCGCGACCATCGCCGCTACCGCATCTATTGCGGCCTGGGGCGGCTCATCTCGGGTGTATTCGACGACAAGGATTTCACCCGTGGCGACAGGGCACCCGTTGCGGGTGACATCAACGTAGTCGCCCTCGATGACACCTTCGAGCGTGTTACCACAGAGGTCGGTGACCGTAACAGTGTCCCCAGACGGAGGGTCAGGTAGATGTACCCGGCCCTCCACCGTGAGTGCACGCACGGTCACCGCCCCTGCGGTCAGGGTTCGTCCGGCCTCCCGCTGAAACCTTCGAGACACCCTCTCCAGCAGACCCTCGACACGGGCCTGCTGGGAGGCGGTGAGCTCGTTCTCATCGTCCAGCCCTAGGGCGTGGGCGACGTCAGCGGGAGATGCCAGCACTAGCTGCCGGCCCGGTTGAAGACGAGTACGCCGGGGGCCTTGACGACCTTGCCGCCGTACACGTGAAGGCCACGAACCTCATCGGCGAACTTGTTGTGCGAACGGTATCCCTCAACCTTGTCGATCTGGGACACGAACGCCGCGGCACGCTGATGAAAGAACACGGCCTGCGGCGAGTCGGACTCGGGCAGGTTGTTCGAGGTCACCACACGGTAGCCGAGCAACTTTCCAACAGTGGCGCTGCGCAGACCCGCCGTGTCGCCGGAAGTATCGAAGCTGGTCAGCTTCGAATCCGCCCCCAAGAGCAGGGCTTCGAACTCGGCATTCACAACCGCAACCCGCAGGCCGTCGTCGGGGACATTGGCCTTGTTCATCAGCTTGCGGGCATCCTTGACGACGTTGAACGCGCCATCACCAGTGGTGGGGTTGGACGACCACGGCATACCAGTAGCGTTGGCCACCAACATGTCCGCGATGAACTCGTCGGCATCCGCTGCCAGCGAATCGCCTGCGGCGTCGGTGTACAGCGGCAGCAGGCCATGGTTAGCCTGCGCGTCATCGATGTCATCGACATAGAAGTGGAAGTTCTTCTCCTGGTCAATGAGGATGTCGATGCCGGTGTCGGTGATGGCGTCTGCCGTGGTGGTGCGGCTATTAGCCTTGTAGTCCTTGACCGCGGGGGCGACCACGCCAGGTACGTGAATGGTGTTGCCCTTGGTGGCGTCACCTTCGTACTTGCGATCTAGGAGGGCGGCGAAGACATTCTTGGCGATGTAGCGCTCAAGGATGAAGTCCGACCAGATTTCGGGAATGAAATTGTCAGCGGCCATGATTTATGGCTCCTTTCAGTCGATTCGCCCCATCAGCTCGTCAGCCTGTCCAGCCTTGTAGGCTTCGAGGCGTTGCTGACGGGTCATGTTTTTGAGTTCGTCACGGGTCAACTGCTTGGGACCGGTGACTTTCTTGTCTGAAGTAACCTCGGCTGCCGGCGCTGCCGCCGGTGCGGACTTCGACTTGATCGCTTCTTCGAGTCGAGCATTGAAACGCACCTTCCACCGTTCGGCGGATTCGCGCATCTCTTCTTCGGTGCCGCCCTTGATGTCCTCAGGGTCAACTCCGGTGGTTCTGGCGACCTCTGATCGCAACCGTTCGGTGCGTTCGGTGGTTAGTTCGGCTCGGATCTTGTCGATTTCGGCCCTTGGGTCGAATTCTTTCTTGTCTCCGCCGCTCTTCTCGATGAGCTCGCGCCACTTGGTGGCGTCGTCGTAGTTTTCCTTCGCGCGTTTTTCCCAGCGTCGTTCCTCAACGCGGGTGGCGCGAAGTCTGTCCAGCTCTTGCCGTTCCTCGGCGGTCAAACCATCGGTTTTGGCTTCGGATTTCGGCGCCTTGATGGCGTCTACGGTTCCTTCTGGTTCGCCCGGTTCCGTTACGGCTCCCGGCATGTCATTCGGGGTCACATCAGACATGTGAAATTCCTTTGCGTTTCGCATTGGTGGCGCCCGTACGGGCGAACCCCCTACTGGGGGAAGTCTTGTGGAGCAGGTGGCGCTACTTGTGGCGCCATCGCCGCTTCCTTGGCCCGATCCTTTTCGACTTGTGCAATCTGGTCGGGTGAGTACTTGAGGATGTTCCGCGCAATTGAGCCCCACGGCTCCCCTGCTGCCGCCGCTTGTGCTGCGGCAGAGTACTTCTCAGAGAGCGTCACGCGGGCTGGCGCCTCGAATGACACCTCAACATTGCCTACGTCTGCGACACCTTCGGTCTCTAGCGCCTTAACGATGATGGCTTCGAGGCCGAGTTTCACTACCGCTAGGCATGCTTCACACTTGAAAATGAAGCCCTTCTCGGTGTTCATCGCGCCTTCCGCCGTCTGATTTGCGCCATCGGGCATCAGCATGGGAAGGGGCGTTTTCGTGGCCGCCGAGAGGTGCCGGATGTCTTCTTTCGACGCGGCGAGCATGGGGCTTGCATCGGTTGTGGCAGATTCCCAAATGTCAACACCTGGTGGGAGATCCCACAGCGCTCCGGGGGCTGGTTCAAAGATGGCCGCATAGTCGATGGCGTTGCCTTTGTCATCGACCGCCGGTAGGGGCTCGTCGCCATCCTTCTTTAGAGCGCGCTGACGGAACGCTTGCATCGCCATCGTCGACAAGCGCTGCAGAACGCCAGAATTGATGCGGTTGATGAGATCTATATGGGTTTCGAAAACCCCTGCTCCACCCGGGTTGGTGTACACAACTACAGGTGGGGCGCCGTCTGTCTCGATCAGGTTGGTTTCAGGCTCCCAACCGCCTGAGATTCTGGTCATGAGGCGCTTGGAGTTGATGTTCTGCACGTAGCAGGGGCGTGAGAACTTCTGGCGCGCACCGTTCACCCAGACGAACGCGAAGTCTTTCTCTTCGTCTATGTCGCGCCAGTAGCGGATCGCGGCACGTACTCGCCAAGGCTGCAGTGGATCTACTGCGGCGTACATGGTTTCGGGGGAATCGGCGGTGATTATTGCCTGGCCGTCATTTCCCTGCCAGCAAGTCAGGTATGAATCACGGAATGTCAGTCCGTAGTCGAGCCACTGCCGCACAACGGCATCCATGCGGTTGTCGCGGTAGATGCGTTGCGCCTGCTTGGCAATCGCAGAGTCCGCGGACCCATCAACCGTTATTCCGTTCGGCACGATGCGATCAGAAACAGAGTCTCGTATCAGCATGCCCCAGTTGGTGCGGGACATCTTCTGGAACGCTTTCCAAGATGCTTTCGTGTTCTTCGACTGCTCCGGCAGCGGAGCATCGCCGGACACATACCGGTCCAGAAGCCGGACCCGCGGCATGTTGTCATCGATGCGCTTGGTCAGGATGGGGAGCCATTCTTCTGGTGTAGACGCCATGGGACTCCCTTCTGTCATTTAGTAGATGCGCCTCGGCACATAAGATTTCGGCCGCGGCTTAGCCCCGGATCGTCGAGCATCGACACAGGCTGTCCAGGACAGGACCGCGGACATTGCTGCGTCGAACTTGTCCTCGAGGCGCCCGTCTTGCTTCTGGAGGATCCACAGCGGCGCTCCCTGGTCGTCAAGGAGCTTCAACTCGTGTCTGCCAGCGTTTCCCATATGCTTGATCAGCGTCTCTTGCCAGGCGTTTTCGCCATAAGTGACAATCCCGGAATCGATAGCCTCGACATACGCCCTAACCGCGGCAGCCATGGGCGTCTTTCGCTGCGTGAACCACTCGACAACTTGATCGGGGAACCGCGCCGCCCATGAAGCAACCGTTTCTGTCCAGTGGGGCGGGTCGCAGTACATGCGCCACACCTCATACCGGGACATCATGTCCGTGACTAGGTCCGTGACCTCATCCTCCGGGATTTCCCAGTCCTCAGCGTTTTCAGGGCGCTCCCAGCAGCCCAAAAGCATCTGCCGTCCGGTCTCGATATCCGTGATGGTGAGTGCAGTGGCGTCACGGAACCTCGCGCCGTCAAATCCCGCAGTGACGAATGCGCCGTCCGGTATCGGACCCCACGGTTTGCCTTCATCCTCGAAGCGCAGGGATTCGACCTTGAGCATGTCGAATGCTTGGTAGCCAGATTTGCGCCACCGATTCAGCCACACCCGTTCCCAGTAGGCTTTGTCGATGCCCTTGCGGTCGTAGTCCTTTGCAATCCGCTCAAACTGGCCGACGCCCCACTCCCCTACGGGGCCGGTGGCGTCTGCGACTGCTGCGATCCGGTTCTCCACCGTAGATAGGTCGCGGTGCTCGTCGCCGGCCCATCGGCGGAAGAAGAATAGGCTGGGGTCGTCAACCTCACCCTTGTCGATAGCTTCCGCTTCGGCGAGAACATCCTCTTCGATGCTGTTCTGCCCCGGCTGCCCGGCGGTGGAGGTGTACAGCGTCCACGGATCCTCGAGGGGACGCTTCGGCATGTTCTGCAGCATCGTTTCGTGCGCGTCCCGCATCCGCTGCATGAACAGTCGGTGTGGTTCGTCGAAGTGCTGGAAGGTGGTTCGCGCACCATCTCGGGAGCCGGGAGCGTTGGATACTGCGACGACAAAGCCGTCTTCGGTTCCGTTCCAGCCCTTTCGGATGATCTTCTCTTTAGTGATCACGAACAGCTCCGAGTCTGGGCCGTTTTCGAGCACGTACTTGAGCACGCCGTACGCGAGCTCTTCCACCTGCTCCTCGGTGACCGCCATCATCGGAATGACGGGCGACTCCACGGGTCGGCCGACCGGATTCCCATGGGCGTCGAACCCGTCACAACGAACCGGAGCCTCGGGGTGCAGCTCACAACCGGATATCCAGGCGGCGAGCTCGGTTTTCGCCAGCCCCTTACGGACCTCGATAGCTCCGCGCTGAAACCTGCGCCGCCCCGCAAGCCGGTGCCCTTTCGGATAGATCTCGTAGAGGCGGTAGATGATGCCGCGCTTCTCGTCATCGAGTCGTGCCGGCTGGCCCGATAGGGATCCGGGGCCGAACACCATCCGCTCTTCGATGAACTGGCAGACCTGCGGACCCAAAGTTGGGTAGGACAGGTCGAGCGGCGGAACAATTAGAACCGCCATGGCGGGACTATTGGACTAGCTTGAGCCGCGGATCGGAGTCGGGTTCTGGCATCGGGGCGGGGTTGGGGACGCCGCGGCGCTTCTGACCCTTCGCCTTCGAATCCTCCGACTGCTCGATCTGCCATTCCAGCCGGCGGCGGGCCATCGGGTTTGTGCCGTAGTCGACATCGGCCTTCTCGAGCCGAACCTGAATCTCAGCCCGCTCTTTCGCTGTCTCCGCCAACCAAAAGTCGTTGTACAGCATCGCCACACGCAACAAACCGTTGATGTCCGACTCCGCATACTCGGGAGCCATCGGCGACGACCAAATATCAGCCCACCAACGCTTCGTCATCGAATGCCACGCGATCTCCGCAGGGAGCTCAGGGGCTTCAATGTCGTGATCGGCAGACAAAACAGCCCTGGTCGTCGTCTTATTGCGCCGAGCAACCAGACTCGGATCTTTCTTGGTGGGTCCAGGCATCATCAACCTCCCGTTTCGGGACTTGGACGCCCCGTTTCGGGGCCGGAAAAGCTGGGGAACCCGTACAGACCGAAAAGACGGCGTCTGGCCGATGTCCGGGCGTGGGGTGGGGTGGGGGTGGTCCCCAGGGGGTTATTGCCGGGCCGTGTTGGCTTCCTGTGCGGTTTTCCAGGCGTGGCAGGTGTGGCAGGTGGCTTGGCAGTTGATTGCGAAGTCTGTGCCGCCGCGGCTGACTGGTTTGATGTGGTCGACTTCGGTGGCTTGGGTGGTGCATCGTGGTCCGCGTATTTGGCATGTGTGGTTGTCGCGGTGTAGGACGTAGGCTCTGGTGCGTCTCCATGCGCTGGTTCCTGTGCGTCCTGCGGATGCGGTACGTGGACTAGAGGACCAGCCGCTTACCTTGTGTTGGGGGCAGCGGGTGCCGCTATGCACTAGCTCTGTGCAGTCCTTGTGGGAGCAGACCTTAGGGGCTCTGGGCATCAGCAGTACTCAAGCCTTGTTGTAGGTCCAGCCCATTGGGTGCGTGTGCCTGTGCGGTGGGCTTTGCGTGGGGCGTTACGTGTAGGGCGCTTGGAGATCAAGGTGTCCGAGTCCTCATGATCCGTAAGACTCGGCCATGTGTAGGCGATGCGGTGCTCTTGGTCTCTAGCCCATGTGGTGATGGCGTCATCGATAGGCATCTCGGGCAGAGCCTCAAGGAGGTCAGGTACCAGGGTGGTGCGGATGCAATACCCGACTGCGTGCAGAAGATGCTCGGATACCAGCCAGGGTGAATCAGTTTGGTCGGCTCGGGTTGTGGCGCGTTGTATGCCGCGCTGCCATAGACGCGGATAGTTGGTCCCCAGATACAGGGACACAATGTCACAAGGGGCCGCAGCGAGAGCTTTATCGAGCTGCGTGCGGAAGTCGTCTACAGGTTGGGCGTCATCCTCAAGCACAACAACCCACTCGGTGGGGCTAGTGGATAGCCACTCAAGTACATGGCGGTGGTTGCCGTTGCAGCCCTTGGATCCGTTGTCTAACGACAGGAACGCCGCACCTGTAGCTTCCATCAGGTTGTGTGCAGCAGATGCCCGCTTGTTGTGGGCGACTATGCCTATGCGGTAGTCAGTCACGACCGTCTAGATCGCTCCCAAGAATGGCAAGCGCGATATGTGCTGCACCAACAACGCCTTGTGGTGATGTGTCAGACGTAAGGTACGAGTTGGTGTACTTGATCCCACCATCCAAATCGGGATCGTGGCTCATGGTTCCGTAACCGATAAACCAGTCAGTGAGTACATGATCAGCACCGTCAATATCAGCGATGTGTGCCCGTAGCGCAGATTCGACCGCCGCGAGGGATTCAGCGCTCATTGCACCTCAGAGGGGTAGGCGTTCAACCGAAGACAAGCGCAGTGTGGTTGCGCTTGTGGCGGCGGCGAACCGGAACGGCTCGATGCGCTGATTGGTTTTGCGGTTGTAGACCACGTTCGTGAAGTCCACCCGATACGTCAGCTCAGGCAGCGGCCCGATGGCTTCGGTGTTGGCGAGCAGCTTCACGCCCGGTGTGGAATCGAGAGTCTTCAGCACGCCGTCTTCCTCGATGCGGCCAATGATCGGCTCCAAACGCACCGTGGTCGGGATATCGGAGATGGTGGCCAGCACTTCCTTCACCGACGGCGTGAAAGTGACAGTGCCGGAAATCATCTTCAGATCAGGCTCACTACCCTCATCGGAACCGTCAGAGACGATGGCCTGATAGGTGTCGGCCACAGTGAAGTACACGAAGGCTGCCATTAATCGTTCTCCCTTCGCATCTCATCAGCGAGGTCTTCTAGACGCTTATGTTCATCGGCCATCGCTTTAGCGCGGTCACCGACAGGATCGAAAGGCGGGGTGCGCCACCCACAGGAGCAGGCACCGCCCTTGCGAGTCTTCCCGCCTGGGAGCATCTGCTCAAACGTTCCAACGATGTGAGAGTTCACCCACTCCGCCAAGGTGTACTGGGTGCCGTCAGGGCCGGTGATGAGATGCTCAGCCATCACACACCCCCTGCGGTGAGTTCGCGGATACGTTCAGGCGTTGTGGCCTGCCGGTACAGCTGGTAGCGGGCCTTGTTGCGTTCAGTGGCGGCACGATCAGCGGCGGTCAAATGATCACCGCTCGCGCCAGGCAGGTGGTACAGGTGATATCCCGGTCCGTCAATGAAGCGGGTTGGGCCGCAGCACACCTCAAACGCTCGGCACATCGCGTCATCGTCATACCAAGCGCCCTCGAATGACTCGTCGTACTGGCCGATGGCCTCGAGTGAATCCCGAGACACGACGTTGACGGCGCCGATCGACCGCCTTTCGCCCCGAACCTGGGTGGCCCGCGCCTCGTGTGGTGCGAGGGTGTAGTCGCGCACCCATGCGGAGTCCTTCTCCGTGATCGCCATGAACCGCGAGAATGGTACGACCAGGCCGGGAGCAGAAACAGCCTGGTCGCAAGCCCATAAGATCTGCTCTGCGTCCACCAATAGATCGGATTCGCTGTACACCAACACATCAGCGTCGGTATAGGACGCGCCCCTGTTGTATGCGGCGGAGCGGTTGAACGACTCATATCCGCAGCGGCCATCATTCACCACAGTCACTGTCGCACCCTGGGCGATGCGGAAGTCTCTCCAGTGCTCCAACACTCGAACAAGGTTGGCGGGCCGGTTTGGATCTTTGCCGCGATCACGGAATGGGATGAGCACGGCAATATTCACGCAACCGCCTTTAGTCTGAGCGCAACCTTTGTGCCAGCTCGTCGAGTAGTGCTTGAACACTCGCCTTATCGGTGCCCACAACAACAGCCCTATGCGCTTCGGCCGAGTATTCGGTCATTTCGGCGGCGGTGAATTCCCCCTCACGCCACTTGGCCTCACACCTCACTACATCCTCATACGTGTGGGCTGGCGTTTCGATTGGATGGCCCATCCACTCGCGCGACTCGTTGATCCGCTCCTGTTGAAGGTTGGTGCGGCGCTGGCGTTCATATTTACCCACCCACACGAGGGTGGTCTTGGGCAGTATCTCTAGCTTGACTCTGTCTGCGCCGAATTGTTGCAGGGCTTCTTGATACTCGGCGTCGGCATTGTCGACTTGATAGAGCACTCCCCTATGCGCACCCTTTTCGGATGGATGCTGGATAGTGAGTATCGCGACCGGAGGCTTCGACGGAAGAGATGATTCTGACGATCGCCTGGCATCGTTCTTAGCCTTTATCCATCGATGCACTTCGGCTGGGTCAACTTCCGTGCCGTCCGGGCGTTCGATACTAACCCAGCTGGAGCGCTCGGAATACTCATCTACGCCCCACGCGTTCTCAAATGCGGCGTCTTCACTATCTTCAAACTCATAATCCAGCGAGCCGCCAGGACCGCGCGACCACACTACCCAGCGCTTGGAATCTTCTGACATGCTTCAATTTTACCGCCGCGCAGGTGCCTTCGCGATGTTCACAGGTACTCCCCTGCGACCTTGGCGTAACACCAGCGCAGCTTGTCCCATGTTTCGTCGGGGAGCTCTTGAGGTCCAAACGACAGGTGCGACACCACAAACCCTCTATGGATGACTCGGGGCTGCATATTGGCTGCACCTTCGTCACCGATCTTGAAACCGGGCGGCCAATCCCTGCCGGCGATATGGGCCGGCGACGGGGTGTCCAGTAGGTCCGCGATGCGTTTCAGGGTGGGGTGGTCGAGTCCGATGCAGTTGATCGACAACCAGTCTGTCGTCGGGATGACCTGGTTGGGCTGACCAGTCACATCCCGCCAATTGGTCAGGAAATGCTCGTGAGACATGTGGGCGTAGTCGCCGGACATGTGCACATCCAACAAAGGGATGTTCAGGTTCTCGAAGCCGCGCCAAATCAGCGGCTCCAACCATGTTGAGGCACCGTTGTTCACGGTCAGCGCGGAGACAACACTGCCGCGGTTGTTGTCTATCGCCTCAAGGTATTCACCGAAGCGTGCGGTCTCGAAGAACACGTCATCGTCATCGACCTTGACGAACAAACAGTCCTGATACTCGGGTTGGGCGTAGTGCCACCACACCTTGTTGAAACCGGTCCAATGGCATCCGCCATGGAAGTCGTTACGGACGGTGATCCGCTCCCCTATGATGGTTTGCAGATACTCCGCGTCCTTGGGGTCGCGGGCGAGGTTCCAGATGTCGTATTCGACGTTCGGATGCTCAGCCAGGATGCGTTTGATGTACGGGACTTGAAGTTGCATGTTGGCTTTGCGGCCTGCGAACACAAAGAGGATGACTCGCAACACAACTCCCTAGGTGATCCGAATCGCCCACGCCTCATGCGAATGCCCCACCACACACCAGTTGATGCCGGTGCGGTCGGCGTATTCGCGCCAGGCTTTCATCTCGTGGTCTTCGCAGCCGTCGTAGCTGTGCCATTCGTCGAAGACGACATAAGTTCCCGGCTTGAGCTGTAGGTGCTCCAAAGCTGTTGCCGTGGACGAGTAAAGGTCGCAGTCGATATGCACCAAACCACACTCGGGGAACGTGAACCCCGGCAGGGTGTCGGCGTACCGGCCTATCACTAGGCGAGTGTTGTTGATGGCTGGTGGTTTATGCGCGAACGACCCCTTGGGGAACCCGTCGCGCCAATCCTCGGGCAGTCCGGTGAAGCTGTCGAACCCGATCACCGGCATGTGCTCGGCAATGATGCGGGTGGATTCGCCTTTACCTACACCGAACTCCAAGGCCACACCGGAAGGCCTTAGGCCGACCACGTGCCGCAGTAGCGAATAGTGCTCCGCGGGTGGGAAGTACGGGCCTAACTGGTAGTCCTGGACACCTTCGCCTTCCCGGTAGGGAAAGTACGGCCATGTTGGGTGCTTGTGGCCCCAACGGTTTCCGTTCGCCTCACACATCCGGGCACGCTCAGGCAGATCAAACCGGGAAGAACCTGTGCGGTTTCCTTCGGCTTTGTCACGCGAGTAGATCAGGTTGTGTGATCCGCGGACATCAGCGAACGGCCATCGCGTCAACCCTGCGTCGTGGATCCGCTGTGACCAGTCGACGTGTTCGCCGCCGTGCGCCCCATATCCGATGTCCATGCCTCCCACGGCGTCGATCACTCGACGTTCGGCGTACAGGAGAACTCCGCGGGGGAATCCGATGGCGAAATGCTGCTCGTCTTGGTGGGTGACGCTGTGTCGGCCACCGCTGGGCCACTGGAACGACAAATGCGGTTCCGGCGACTCAACGTAGGGCTTCCACCACTCGTCTACGGTGGGCCACACATCATCGTCGGCCAGAAACAGGTGGTCGCACCCCAAGTCCATAAGCTCTGCGATACAGCGGTTCTTCGCCATCGCTATCCCCACAGGTGATGGATGGCGAACAACACTCACACTCGGCACTCGATGCACCGGGATACCCCGCCAGCCCTCAAGACATAGCGGCTCGTCGCTGCCGTCGTCCACAACCACAATCGGCACATCAGCCGACGTGTGCTCGATCCAATGCGTTAGAGCGTTGAGAAGAACATCGCGGCGGTTGTGGGTGGTGATCGCAACCCCGAGCACTACTGCCCCTCTTCACAGTGCGGGCAGCAGTCGTACCGGAGACGGCGCCCGCAGTACTCGCAGTGCTGCACGGCCATCTGATCTCCCGTTTCGCCTATACCCGTCGGGGTGGAGGTCTACGATCCGCCAATGATCAAGATCGCAGCTGCAGCCGCCGTAGCGGCCAGCATTGTTTTCGCGCCCGCGGCGTACGCGGACGATGACGCCTACCTGGACGAACTGTCCGGGCAGGGTTTTCAAGTGATGTGGCAGTCCCGGCCGTTCCTACTGGCCGCCGGGAACGGCATGTGCAATGACTTGCGCAACGGGGAAACCCCCGAGCAGGTCGCCTCGCACTCCAACTATCCGAACGCGACACCAGCCAATCTGTTGGCTATGGCGCGATCGGCGAAACGGAACCTATGCCCCTAGGTTCACGATCCAGTAGCTCATCCATGCGGCTGTAGGCCACGAGCTCGGCGTCAACATCGCCCTCAGTACGGGCTATACGTAACCGCTGCAACGCCTCTAGGATGCGGAGCTGGTTAGCAGTGAGGGGCATGGCACTAGATGTGGTAACCCATGAGCCTGGCTAAGTAGGCCAGTGTTAGGAGCTCGAAATACTCGGCGGTGTGCGTCGGCCCCAGTTCCGGGTACTCGCCCAACGGTTGACCATCAAGCATGATTACCTCCCAAAGGGATTCAGCTAGGACGGGAGATTAGGCAAAGCCGTGTGACAGTCGCAGCAGCGCGTGAACACCTCGCCGGTTAGCCGTCCCACTTCCGTGTAGGACTTGCCTGTATGTGGGCATCCAATGAAGGTATCCCACTCTTCCGGCGACGCCTCAAGCAGGAAGCTCAATTCGTCGTTCATACCTCAATTATCCCGCGTTTCAACGGGATCAGCGGTGTCTAGGACTGTGGAGGTGGTAGTACGACGGCGTCATACAAGCGCTTCCATGCGATGCATTGCTTCTCTGCGCTCTTGCGCCGCCAGAATGTCTCTCGATGGATTACCCTGCCGTAACGCTTGAGTACCGCCTCGTAGGTGTTCGGGATGCCGGGCGCTCCAAACACATTGAAAAGCTGCTTGTAGTAGCAGGCGTAGTCGGCCGGCCAGTGTCCGATCAGGGCTGTATGTATTGTGTCAGCCAGGTTGGTCAATGGCTTCTCGGTGATGTCCATACCTTCAATTATCCGACGTTTCAGAGGAATCAGCGGTGTCTAGGCGGGTGGGATTCGTCGGGAGCCGAACATCCGCCGCCGTTCAGCGGCTTCCTTGGCCTCTTCTTCATCGCGCTGAGTCCATACGCCCAGCATCTTGCGGCGCTCAGTAGGAGTATCAGTGTCCCTACCAGCATTCTCGGTCATCGCCTCGATGTAAACCCGCTCATACGTTGCGATAGCACGGCTTAACTCTTCATCCGATGTATCAGAAGGATCGAAAGAGAGGCCGAGTTCACGTGCCCGGTCTATATGGGCTTGAGATGGTTCAGTCATCGGGTGTACCTCTGTACGATTTCGAGGGCAGCTTTCACATCAGCTCTATTGCGCTCGGAGTCAACAAGCCCTCGATGATGAAGCAGACCTAAGACGCCATCGACGGATTGCAGATCGGCGCCCACTCGCTTCAAAGCTTCACGAGCAGCGGCAGTGCAAGCGCAAAACATCATGCCGTCCCAGTTGTGCCGTTTACACACCGCCTCAGCGACTTCAATCTCGGGATCATCCATACCTCAATTTTACCGAGCTACAGCGTAAGTCGCGGTGTCTATTCAGGTGTGAGGGTGTAGCTTTCACCAGTCTTAGAGTCGGTGATGGTGGCTTCTATGGTTCCGTTGATGCGCTGTAGCCGCGCCCACACATGCTCGTCGAGTTGGATGGAGCCTTGGGGCATGCCGTCTTCGTGTCCGAGCCACATGGTTCGGGAGGTGTGCCGGTACTCCCGGTTTTGGTAAGTGAGTACCGCTGTGACGGGTCCATCACCTTCGATACGGTATGACACCTTGTCGAACATGTGTTCGATAGTAGAACGGGGAGGCTGTAGGGGCAAGTCAGTCGAATGAAGGGCGCATCGTCTCGACGTTCAACGTCCAGCCGGACGCGTCTGTCGTGACATTGAAGATGAGGGTTCTATCACCCTCCAGCCCCTTCATTAGGGATGCGACCATGGCGGCGCCCAGCATTTCATGCCGCGCGCAGTCATCCGGGTCTGGTGGACGCAATAAATCCAGCATCTCTACCGGGAAGATCTGTAGGCTCTGGAGATCATCGAGGACCTCCATGGGCCCATCCTGGATGGTCTCGCCGTCGGCAACGATGCGTATGTGCGGCATCAGCGTCGTCCGAACAGGCTGCCGAGAATGTCGATGGGGTTGGCCGCTTTGACCACTCCCCTAATCTCCGAACCGAGCTGGCCTAGTTCAGCTTCCGCGCTACCAGCGATACCGTCAGCGGACGTCTGCACCACACCGACTGCGCGGTCAACGCCATCGCGGGCGATATCCAGCAGGCCGTCCATGAACTTCGGCACCGTGTCGTCAGGGATCTTCCTGTTCGCGATGCGCTCACACATGGCCACGAGTAGAGGGGCCATGGCGCCGGCTAGTGCTGCGAAGAATCTGTCGAGCATGGCGGCACCTAATCCTTGGAGAAGTCGCGGATGGACTCGGTTTGCGGCTTACCGCAGCGGATGCAGCAGCGCTTGTACTGCGCTGAGGGAACATCGCAGTCCCACGAGGTGTCGATGAAGCGCTTATTGAGGCGCCACTTCTCCCAGTGATGCCATCCGATTCGGCACAGGGTCACGACGGATCAGCCTCGGCGGGCACGATCACCTGTTCTGTCCAGCTTGTTGGGTCGTTCTCGGGATCTACTCGACACCCTGTAGAGCAGGGGGCGTAGCGGATACGACCACAGGGGATGCAGCAGCGGACACGAGACATTGTTACTCCAAATTTTGTCTAGTCCCCACTTGACATTGTTGTCTAGTCCGACCTAGACTGATACCATGCCATCTAGGGAAGAGATCATCCGAAAGATCAACAAGGCCGCCAAGCGGCACGGATGGGAGCTTGAGTTTGTGCGCCAGGGCGGCAATCACACCGTCTTCGATCTGGACGGACATATGGTCGTTATCGGCCGTCACCGCCAGTTCGAGATCCGCTACGCAACCATGATTTACAAGCAGTGCGAACCCAAGTTAGGAAAGGATTGGTGGAGGTGATGAAGTACACCGCCAACGTCTCCCGCGATGGCCGATGGTGGCTGATCCACGTGCCGGAAATCGACCAATACTCCCAAGCTAGAAACCTTGCGGAGGTTGAATCGATGGCACGTAGCCTAATTTCAGTCGTCCTCGAGGTAGAGCCCGACTCGTTTGACCTAGAGCAGCGCCTGGAACTGCCCCTAGTCGCTAGCCGGCATCTAGAGCTAGCCTCCAACTACCGCGACCAAGCCGCCAACGCTAACGCGCGTTCCGCGTTCGAGTATCGAAGTGCAGCTAAAGCACTAAAGGAGGAAGGGCTAACGGTCCGAGATATCGGGGCGGCGCTAGATGTTTCATTTCAGCGGGCTCAACAGTTGGTCAGTGGTTGAACCTGGCATGACGCACAACAGCGCTTAAGCGTCAGCATACCTGGAGGGTATGGGACTACGCGGACTTGTCATTCGGCGTGTTGCGCCTATTGATATTGTCGATATGCGCCAGGAGGCGCTTCGACTCCGCGAACCACTCCCCCTTGATGTGATCACTGGCGAATTCGAGATGGCGTCGGCGCTCAAGTCGGGTATCGCCCGGTTCGACCGCAAGCAGCTTGTCGTGAGGCAACTGCTCTAAACGTTTCCACAGGTGGCGCGTGGTTCCAATCTTGATTCGATCACCAAACCGTAGGTAGTAGACAACGGAGTCGTGAATCTGCCGCTTAGCGTCAATCATGGGGACTGGCGGCTTCTTTCCCGCATTCTTAATCAAGTAGTCGCGATGACTCTCGCGAGTTACCTCGGCGGCACGTGCCAGTACCTGCACCAAATGCCTACGGCATAGCGGAATGGGAAAGGTGTACATCTCTTGTGGGCTAGCTTCGCATCGTGGGTGCACACAGAAGGCGCTCTCGACAGCCAGGGGTCGCGGGGCCGCTCCGACATACCCGTTCGCTCTTGAGTTTGGTTGCATCAGGCACTCTTGCGTGATTTACGGGAGGATCGATCATGGTGCGCGTGTAGGACATCCCCGAGTCGATAGAACTTGGTCCCAGAGTCTTCATCCTCACTACATGGCCTGACATCACCACGCTTCGCCAAGAGCCGCAGGCGATCCCGGTTTAGCCCATTGCCAATCGGGCCTAATCTACTTGCGATGGATCCAATGGTGGAGAGTGTCACAATGCTTCGATTGGCAGCTTCAACACGCGCCCTGTCAATCACAACCTCGTCGTCGGCGGGGATGTCTATCTGTCGCCAGCACTCATCGACAGCGGCCTTGATGTCCTCGTAGGCTTCTTCTGAACCCTCAGTGAGGGCTAGGGCGATCATGTTCACTCTCAGCCACTTTGCCAACGTGATGATGTCGTTGCCCTTATCCCACACAATGGCTCGCTGTTCACACACGAGCCTCACCCAAGTACCCAAACAGTTGTGCAGTACGTCGGCGGCGTTGTGTGCCCCGATATGGATGGGGACTTGAGATTCAGGTTTGGGTCGACGGGACATACTCAACCCCGGCCTCTGGATGCGGGCCTGGCGGGTGAGGGTGACGGACAGCTCCCCGATCATGCGGGGGATGCTGGCCAACTCTTCACGGAGCTTGATCTGATCCTGGCGAGGCATGAAGAAATCCATTGTCATTTGGCGGCCCGCTTTCGCTCATGGAATCTCGCGCACGCAAGGGCGCATATCCGACACCTCCGTGATGTGCCGTACTTGCCACACCAGTAGATGTTGTCTGGCGTCAGCTCATGCCCGTACTTACAGTGGGTCTTCCTAATCCCGCCGTGCGTTCCATGGCGAACCGCGTCCCGTAGATTATCGGACGTTGTTCCGTAGTAGAGATTTTCAACCCGGTTATCCGTTCGATTGCCATTCTTATGGAGCACTAGCAGGTCGCTCGGGCCGAAGAAAGCCTCCGCCACCATGCGGTGGATCTTTCGCTTTCCCACCTTTCCGCAAGTCACCTGCTTATACCCGCCACCCTCAAGTGATGGACTCAGTGGAGCTTCCGGGTAAACGCGAACCCGGCCATCGGAGTAGGTAACCCGCCGACGAACAGACCTGGCGTTACCCAAGCTTGACACTTCATACCCTGGCGCCGACGGCACCGCCCTCCATTCTTCGGCGACACTCATACGCGGACCTTCCTCCATACATCGCGACCGTGAAAGTCAGGCGGGATGTCCTGCCACGCTTTGGAATACTCTTCGTCATTCAGGTACATAAGCCGCGTGCCAATAGCGTGCGTGCTTGTGCCGCTGTCGTTGAACTCCAGTCCCACGCCGGGCGTGATCGTCATGGCCATGCCGCATACCTTCGGCGCCGACGGATGCCATATCCAAGCCACTACCGCCATGGACTGCCAAAGTATCCAGTCGGCGATGCTCTTGCGGATTCGATCAGTCCAGCTCACAAGGCTTCTCCGTTCGACGGTGGATCGTTGGCGAGTTCAAGCAACACGTCGGCATGGCACGGCTGATCGAGCGGGCACCAGCAAGCCAGATCGCGGCCACGTAGCTCGGCCCGGATCTCGTCAGGGGTCGGGACCGGCGGCTGTCCGGCCAGCGGGTAGAGCACGGCATGCCGGTACTTGGTGGCCGCGTCAACACGGTCGTCCGCGATGTAGTCAGGGCACGCCAGCAGCTCGGGCCCGCAGCTCGGGTTGTGGATGTGTACCACCCATGGGTTGCCCCACCGACTTGGCCGCCCGACGTAGATGGCGCCCTCGGGCATCCGCCAGCCCTTAGTGCGCTTACGTTGAATCCGCTGCGGCATCGTCACTCCTGCCCGTTCGACGGTGGATCGTTCTCTGCCATATAGCGTTCCCAGGCGGCGGCACGAGCAGTAGCGGCACGGTGGGCAGCTGCGGCGGCCTTGGCTTCATCCGGCGAATCGCCCCTATAGATGGGGACTCCTATCAACCAGAGCTTCTCACGCCACTCGCAGATCCACTCCTGCTCATCAGCGTTGTGCACAACGTGGACAACCACGTACATCCCAACCCCTGAAAGGGCGGCCCAGCCTGTTGAACGATGATACGGCTCCCATTGCAGCGGTTCAGCACTCAACTCTGACTACCGCCCTTGCATTCAACAGCTTTTGTTATCTGTAGATAGAGCGCGGCCCCCTGCCGCAATGGCCGCCCAAGGTGATTCATCACGAAGTACGTACCGTCCGCGCGCTGGTGTGCAGTCCACCACTTACCGCTTCGGCGATCTTCAACTACCCACAAGTCGCCGTCACGTGCAACAGTCAGGGTCAACTTCATACCTCAATTATCCTCCGTTTCAGGACAAGTCGCGGTGTCTAGCCCGCTTTCCTTTCCTGGTTCCACCTACGCCTGTCCTTCAATGACAGCTCACCCCATAACCCCCACTGCTCCTGATGAGATACGGCGTATTCGCGGCACTGAATCTTCACCGGGCAGTCATGGCAGATAGCTTTGGCGAGTTGGCATTCGCGGCTCGCGCCGCGCTCCGGGTACCAGAGGTTCGTGTCCATGCCCTTGCATGCTGCGTGGTTCTGCCATTCAAGCTCCCATATGGGTAGCTCTAATCTGCCGAGGATTTCGGCGAACTCGGCTATCTCGGGCATCAGCTTGCCCTCCCCCGCTTCATCACCATCCGCTCATGGGCGGTGACCCCACCGAAAATCCCGTACTCTTCATTGGCTCTGAAGGCGTATTCCAAACACTCGGCAGCTACGGGGCATTGGGCACAAATAGCTTTCGCTGCTTTGGCCATTGTCCTCCCCGGACTACCGGGGGTGGGATAAAACAACTCGGGATCTGTCTCGGGGCAAAGGGCTTGTTCGGTCCAGGGCTCGTGGTTGATGGACCACATGTCGGCGCCACCGTCTATGATTCTTGGTCCGGGGTGAATGTTTCTCACTAACGCCTCCAACGTGTCTCATGCGGCCAATGCCTTGGTTTCCCTAAATCCCCCTGCCCATCCATGGCTATCCATCTACAGGGATGTCCTTCTGGGGCACTACAGTCCGGGCACACCCGCTCAGAGGCCCCGGTTTCGGTGTATGCCGTAGGTTTCCGGCGGCTACCGGTGTCTTGGTAGTCAGTCACGGTCGGCCTGCCATTGCCGAACCTGCTCGTAAACTGCGTCAGTGGTGTCACATGACAATTCGCAGATGCCAGATGTCCGGCGGCATGGGACGAACCTTTTATGCGTTAGGCACACCCAAACCTGCGAGGCCTCATCGTCGGACCACTCGATACCGAACATGTCTATGTAGCTCATTCGGTCACCGTCCAGCCAGAGGAGATGAATCGTCGTCGGATATCCCAGGCGCCCGGGTTGGTGTACGCCTGCCTGCAACGCTTCTCGGCGGCGGCGCGGGTCGGGTGGATCATCGACTGCTCGTATATTGTGCCGATTCCGCAATGGTCTCTGCATGGTGCCCACTCGACTGTGAGTCCCCCTAGGGCTTTATCCACCTCGGCGGCAACGTAGGCGGCATGGTCGTGAACGCTGGCGCTTGTGCTCAAGTGCCAGCCACACGCACACGTGTAGAAATCGGCGTCAACGACCGCCCAATCGTCATAGACGAGCGCATGGGTCACCATCACTTCCGCTATGAGCTTCTGTGCGTCCGAAGGTTCGTCACTCATCGGAGTTTCCTTTGGCAGGAGAGGCATTGGCTAAACCCCTCTTCGTATGACAGCGTGCAGCACGACACGCTGGCTTGCTTCTTCATGGCGTCAATTTCGGCTTGTAGCCGCTCCGCTCGTTCTCGTGTGCGTCGCATGATCTCTGCGGTTTCCAGGTGGTCATCCCGCTCCCGCTCCAACTCTCGTACTCGCCCTTGTAGCACCCGTTCCAGGCGCTCAATTTCAGCGATGAGTTCAGGAACCAACCGCCTTGCAGCGGCGATGAACTTGGCGATTCGGTAGTCAGTGGAGGTCGCCTTCAATGAGTCGGCGGCGTAGACGGCCCAGGACCCATCGGAGAACACGTCTACGTCCCACGGGACGTACGGGTCTACGCCTTCTAGGGATGCTTTGGCCCTATCAAGCAACTCGCTCATGGTGCTTGGTCCTCCGGTATCGGTAGCCCCCATTGAATGGAAATAGGTGGCCCACCGGGCTCTAGCGCTCCGCAAGCCCATTCGACGCAACCCATGAATGAGCCCGTGGTGGTGGATTCGCCGTCGTATCGGACGTGCCAGTTGCGGCCCCACTGGCGGATAAGGGCGCTCATCGCTCTAGCTCCTCTGTTGTGAAAATCAAGGGGGCGAGGAGGTGTAGGACGTACTTCACACCACCTGGCAGCTCAAACCCATCTGGAAGCGGGCTGTTTAGCTCTGAGTGCAACTCCCGTATCGGTTTCAAAGCCTCACGGGCAGCGGCTTGCATGGCCGGGATTATCCCGGGCTGTGCGAACGGCCTTGGTTCATAAGCCCGTTGTGCCGCCTCTACTGCTGGATCGGTCATTTAAACCCCATCGTGATCACGTTTTTCATTTGAGCACCGGCTCTCCATTGACCATTGGAACGAGAACATCCAGGGGCTTACCCTTGCGCGAGGCGCAGTCTGGGTCATCATGTCCGCCGTAGCAGACCTCATGGCAAAGGCAGTGGCAGACGATTCCGTGACATGTCGGCGTTCCGCTTCCATTCTTGAATCGGCGCTTGGTGCGACTCATAGTCCTAGTTCCTCACTTGGGTAGACCCGTTTAGCGGTCTCGCAGGGCCACGCAACAGGATCGCCGTCTTCGTCGTAGCAGTGGCCACACCTGATCTGCGGGGGTAGTTCCACCTTTCCGGTACGTAGATGGGCTAGTTGCGACCGACCTAATCGGCGCCTTCTCAGTTCAATCACGTTGTCCGGGTAGACCTCGAAAGGTTTGTGTAGTTCCTGTACCGACTTAGCCATCTCACGGGCGCCACACTCTGCCGCGTACCCGAGTGACACACTCGCCAATCCATCACTAATGCGCGCAATGGCTTTCGCCCTCGCTTCGATTGCAGGGTCAGACATCGTGAGTGTCATTCCATGAGTAATCGATTGAGCTGCCGAGTGATCGGCAGAAGTCGCGGAAACGGTCATATGCCTCACCCGAGTTCACGTACACCGTGAATTCTTCGTAGGTGTCTGTGTCGGGTAGCTTCACGTCCGGGTACCAACGATTTTGGGTGTTCATCTTCCACCTGCCGCGAATGCTGCTACAGCCGGATCAGGACAGACTCTCGCTGGTAGATGTGAATACCCACGAGCTGCCTCAATGCTTAGAGGGTGACGGTATCCGCAGGCAATGCAGGGAAATTCCTCGTACCCGTACGTTTCGTTCATCGCCCGCCCCTTGCGAATGCTGCTATAGCCTCAGCACCAGAGGGGAACTGGTGTCGGCACTCCCACTGTCGAGAGGTGGGGTTCCGGTGTCCGACCACCCACATGCCTTTGCGTTCTTCCCATATCGACCACTTCAAATCTGGCGCGTATATGACTCGGCTGGATCGCTTCCAGAGGGTAGAGAATGGCCACCACGGGTCTGGATCGCTCATAGCTTCACCACGTCTTCTATGAGGTCGTGTGGTGCCGTGACTTCATGCCCGCAGCAGGTGCAGCGTCGGGACTGGTGCACGGTTAGGTGACATCTGATCTGGCTTGCCCCGGGAGGGCGGCCTGGAAGGATGACTACTGTGCCTAAGCCTT